GATGCCGTATTTTACGCCATTGGGTCACAGCATCCTCCTCTCCCAAATTCAAGTATGAAGTCGAAGATTACACGTAGTCTTTGGGCTCCATATTTTGAGGAATTTGAGTTGCTTGCCTGCGGCGTTCGCGGGTATTGGAAGATCCCAGACTTTCGCGGTGAGATGATCGACGGAAAGTGGTGTTCCCCCCACACAGAGATGTTTGAAGCCCAAAACTGGAAAGTTTTTGACTCTGAAATCATGATGTTGGCTGTCATGGATTATTTGACTCCTCTGCGAAATCTTGATGTCTCAGGTTATCGTGCTCTGACGTTTGAAGAGACGATTCGTGGTATTCCTGGGTCTTATATTGGTCCTGTCAACATGAAAACCTCCGCTGGCCCTCCCCTCAAAGGAGGAAAGCGGAACTATTTGAGTGTTGAACCAGAAATAATAGAAGTGGATCCGGAATTCCAGGCCATTTGGGATAGTCTTGGTGTGCGTCTTGATGAAAATGTTATCACATCGGTGATGGCTATTTGCTCAATGAAAGACGAACCACTAAAACACACTAAAAGGTTTACTAGGATTTTTAATAATATGCCGGCAGCTTTCAATTTAAAATTGAAGCAGCATATGGCCCCTGTCAAGTCTTTTATGCGTGCTAATTGGCGCGCCTTCGAGTGTGTGGTTGGTATCAACATGACGTCGCTGGATTGCAATGATATTTTACAACATTTGAGAACAATTGACCCGACATTGACACATTTAGTCGACGGGGATGCCAAGAAGTTGGATAAAGCCTGGAATGGCGATTTGTTTGATTTTGTTGCATATGTATTTTATGCGCTGGCGTTCGCGATTAATTGCGATGCCGGGCAGACGTACACTTTGTTGCATTCTATTAAGCACACCATGTACAGCTCAAAGAATGATTTATTTGAAATCTTCCACAACCCATCGGGAAATGATATTACCGTTGAGTTGAATAGTATTTGTATTTCCTTAGGTGAACGTTATGTTTACTACAGGAACCATCCACCGGAAAATTTCAAAGATCGTGTGCGCGAATTTCGAGCCACTTTCTTCGACAATCCAATTCCTACTGAAAAGGATAGTGAGTTGTGTACTTATCGTGACAACCATGCTTTAGTGACGTACGGTGATGACAATTTGAAATCTTGTCGACTTCCTCCTCCAGAAAACTGCGAGGAACTGTGGAGAGATGAAATTGGAATTGTGATGACCGATGCATCAAAATTAGGGCGAATGCGCCTGAAGACCCTTGACGAGGTGTCATTTTTGAAGCGTTCCTTCACCCAACTAGAAGGGGTGGATGGTTACGTTGCCAAATTAGACTTGAAGTCTCTGGCACGCATGATGATCATGAAGAGAGACACCACTTTAGGTGATAGTGACCATGCTGCCGTGGTCGCGTCTGAATTTCTCCGTGAAGCTGTCTATCATGGGCGTTCTTTTTATGATGAGTACGCTGCGATGATTAGGCGTGTTGCTGCGGAGATTGGGGTTCTGTCTAACCCCTATCTTGTGATTAAAACGTTTGATGACCGTCTGGCTGAGATTAATGCCGGAACGTTTCAGACGTGGACACTGCGTGAACCAGTCTCCCGTGGGGAGTTGTTCACCGATGGTGATGGAATTCACCAACTCGTTTTCCAAATGAAAATGTCTGATGTCCAATTTGTTAATGGTGCTGATTCAGTGCCCCAAGTTCAACCAAGCGATAATGTTCTTGTACATGATACAGGAAGTATCGACACCAGTGGAGGTGGTGTTATTGTAAACTCCAACAATCCGAATTTCTTTCAGCAGATGCCAAAGAATGATCTCAATGATTTCTTACTTCGTGCCGTCCGGATTGGATCCTATTCGCTTACGCAGGCGAATGGAACTCTTTCTTCCCTGTTTTCTTTTAAACCTTGGGAGTTGTTTCAGGCAAACTCGGCTGTGGCTGAGAAGCTTGCGCGTTTCTCCTATATTAGGGGTACCATCCAAATCATTTTGGTTCCAACGTTCCCTTCTATGTGTTACGGCGCACTTGCTGTTACCGCGCTTCCCGACGGAGAGACAGGTGTTGGGGTCGCTCCAACTCTTTATATTCAGAACTGTTTACAGACTGACTATAGTGGGATTATTGACTTTAGAGAAAGCAATAAGCTTGTCTTCCAGCTTCCGTACATCGGTGACACCGATGTTAAGAAGAAGGGTGGTGCAGGTTCCGATGGGATTAATGATACCTGGCAGATTTTTGGAACGATTTTGTCGCCACTCCGCAGCGCTATGCCTGGAGGTGTGACTGAAGGAACAATCCAAGTGTACGCGAATCTGATGGACGATTATGAGTTAACTGTTCCACATTTTCAAGGACGCAAGTTGCTGGCCAATGCGGCACTGAAGACTCATGCACCAGAAATTCATGCTATGATTGGCGAGGGCAAGGGGTCTGCTATGGCTGGCAAAATTGCTGACACTGCGTCGATGCTTAGCAAGGTTCCTGTCATTGGCGGTATTGCTGAGGGTGTTAGTTTGGCCGCTCGTGCGGCTCAGGGCGTACTTAGTTTCTTTGGATTCACGGTTGAGAATGTTCCACGAAACCCAACCCCATTTGTTGCAAGACCATTCTCGGCGACCTCTTGTGCCAATGGAGAGGAATACAGTATGCCAGCCTCGCTATCCTTGTCTCCATTTATCTCCAGGTCTGGAGCTGATGCGGGCTTTTCTAGTGAGGATTGCCTTGCTAATGCTGCCCTATTTGGAAGATGGACTCTCATTGCGAGTGTTCCATGGTCCCCAACAGATGATACGTTTATTGATCTGGTTAATATCCCAATCTGCCCCGGTTTTTCTATGAATGCCTCCACCGAAACGGTGATCGCATTTCATCCAACTGTGCCAGGATTTATTGGTTTGCCATTTGAGTATTGGCGAGGGACGATGAAGTATAAGCTAGTGATTCCTGTTAGCATGATGCACAAGGGGGTCCTGCAAGTTGTGTGGGTTCCAAATGATTCTTCGTTGAGCTCAGTCGATGTTACGAACTTGACGCTCAATACCATGTTCGATGTGAGCGAGGGTGGGTCACGTGAAATCGAATTTGGATTTTCGCGAGATCAGCCTCTGTTGCATAATCGATATTTTACAGATCACTCAACAATTCAACCGATTGGTGATTGCAATGGGTACTTTGCCCTTAGAGTCATCAATCCTCTTGTCTCACCAAATTCCACGGCATCCGTTATGATTTCAATCTTCGCTGCTGCGGGACCGGACATGGAATTTCATCAGCCTAGAGATACTCTTTTTATGGATGAAATTGGAATTGGGACATTGGAAGCTCCTTTTCAAAGCAACATTGAATTGCAAGGAATGGATGGGCAGCAGGGAGATGGAACAATTGCGGAGTCGGTAGTTGTCGTGCCGATTTCGAAGCCATATCCTACAGCAGAAATGCTTACAGGAGAACGCTTCTCTTCTGTGCGTGAGCTGTTGCAGAAGCCATCGAAGTTAAACGCAGTGTCGTACTTAGGTTTGGCAACTTTTCCCTCTCCAATTTGGACTCCTGGATCAACTGTGAATGTAGGCTATGGTACCATCACGGTGTGGACATGGGCTGGACATTACCAGTCCATGTTCCATGGACTAGCCGCCAGTGAGCGGTTCAAGTTCTTACCAGATCTTGTGAATAATAATTTGTGCTATGTTGGTGCAGCACGAATCTACCAGCTCTTGCCTACTTACCCGGATGTGACTCCGTGTATGGCTCCAATCTCCTCCACGATGGGAGGAGGGCACGAGGTGGTCGTGCCTTATTACCACAATAAGAAGTTCTTCAATCCCCGAGTGACAGCATCGGATATCACTCCTGGAAGGAAGACAGCGATCCGTGTCCAATGGACATCTGGAAATCGCGCCATGCGTATCTGGCATTCGTATGGGCCTGACATTAGGGCGACGTGTTTTAGACAGTTGCCAAAGGTGTCATACAAGGCAACCACAGTTGGTTTTACTTCGTGGTAGGCCTTACAAAACTTAGTAAAGGGTTTTCTTTACAATTTTAGAAATTTTAGCGGTTACGATCGCATTCCCC